GAAACGAAACCGAGGGCGCGGTACACTTCGTACCTTCTGGCTGTGCGGTCTGCCAGGTTGGAGGTCTTGGCAAGCTGGTGCAGCTCGGTCTCGTAGGTCTTGGCGGTATAGTTCCCTGTCGGGTGAGCCTTCAAATATTCTTTGATAGCGGCGCCTTTGAAGTCATCTCGCTTGGCAAGCAAGCTGAAGTCATGCCGAGTGAGGACCATTCGCTCGAAGATCATCTCCTGGTCTTCCCACGCCCTGGCTGACATATCTGGGTAGCAGTCCCATACCCGGACATATTCTGGGTACGGGCGCCTGTGTGTTTCCGTTTTGGCCTCGTACACCCCAAGCGTTTGGTTCATTTCCCACACACGCTCTTGCTGAGTACGAACCATTGGGGATCGGGCCACGCCGAATCCGTAGATGTATCCAGTGCGCACCACCCGCTTACACAACTGAGGGTAGTCGATGCCTGGGTCAGCAAGCTGATCGGCAATCTGGGCCTCCATTTTCTCTTTGCGGGCGTCTGCGAACGCCCGAACAGCTCGCTCAATCTGGTCGCTCTGGATAGGGACGGCTGGGTCTTCCTGCTGCATCTGTAGCGTGTCGAGGATCTCCTGCAACGCCTCCTTCGGAATAGACGGGTTAGGAGATACAGACAATGCCCAGTTCCTATCCTGGCTCGGGAACATCATCTCCATCATCTTCGCCACGCCGCCCTTTACCTTTACCCTGGTATCTCTCGGGTAGACATGAGACCGCTCGGGAGGGATGTTGGCAAGCACATCAGGGTCGTACTGCCCTAAGTATTGGCGGAGGTTCTTCAACCATTGAAGCTCGACCAACTGCCGGTCAGTGATGAACTGGCCGAGCTGCCCCTTCAAGTGGTTGCCGAGTTTTGCAAGTTCTTCGGTTGTGGTGATCATATCAGTATCCTTCGCGCTGGGCCGGGCGGTATGCCCTGAATTGGTTAAGTGGGTCATGCGAGTTCTGCTCTACCCGGATGTGGTCTGCCGGGTCATACTTTCCAGATAGCAGGTACAAATCCCCGTACTGCCCGGCTTCTGCGATATGGCTCCACTCGTTCTTCTCAGGACTGTCCGAGAAGTTTCCGGATGCTTTCTGCTTCGGGTAGCGATATTTGCTCCGCAGTGCTTCAATATACCATTTACAGGACGGGTCTATCAACATCAAAGGCTCCCCATCGGGGTACTGTGTCAGCATCTGCTCTGTGGCCTCTATGCGCACCTTAGGGTCGTTGGTCGATGCACCTTTGACTATGGCTCCATCCTCGTCGTAATCTTCTTTCAACACCTTGAACGCGCTGGACTCGTCCGAGTCAGCTCTGCGTTTGCCGGCCGGGTCGCCAATGAAAATCAGGGGGTTGTTTGGAAAGAAGTTCTTGATGATCGGCCGCAGGTAATTGCGACTGAACCGCTTCATTCCCATGTCGAAGGCAGCGGCTTCTCGCAGTACACGCACTCTGCCGGTGAGGTCCATTTGCTTGAACGTGGCTGCCGGCGTCAGCCCGCAGTCGAAAGAAATGATCACCGGGAGGTCTGGGTCAATCTTGAGCGGCGTTCTTGATACATGTTTCTCTGGTCTGAACACGGTGCTGTAAACCGGCTTGCCGGACTGGCTTGGGGAGTACAGCCCATGGATGTAGGTGTCCACCCACGCCTTGGTCTTGCCACGGGCCAGGTCGCCGTAATAATTCTTCCGCAGGTTTTCTACATTCTCCGCCTCAGCCGACAGACCTGACGGTTGGCAGAACGAATCACATTCCATGATAGACCCGAGGTTGCCTTCCTCCTGCGGCAAGTGTTCGAGGATCTTGTACCATGCACTGTCGATCTCTGGCGGGTTGGTGTCAGCAATAACGAACGCCCGGTAGTCTTGTACGTCCTCTCGTTTTGGATACCGGCCAACGCGGCTCATCAAGGCTTGAAGAATCTCAACCGGCGTCTCTCTTGCCTCGTTGATCCAGGCCCCAGAAAGTTCCAAACTCAGTACCCTCTGAACATCTTCGGCAGAATCCAGTGGGCGGAACAGGATGTCTGACTGCACATCCGCGAAGCGCATCTCGAAGATCATCTCAGATTCTTTCCATTTTCCGAACACCCCAGGGACAATCCAATCAAGCCAGGTGCGCAACGTTGTGTCTTTGAGCTGCTGTCGCGTGTTCCTGACAACAGCGTACCTGGATCGCCTGATTCCATCTTTGCATGGCGGCATCTGCATCGCCTGCCTGAACACTTCGATGACGCACCCGACTGACTTTCCTGAGCCTACTGGCCCCTGCATGCCTCTAAAGAACGCATCAGAGCGCATGAACCTAGCAACCGTCGGCGGGGCGGTGTATTTAAGGGTGTGCTCGCTCATGCCAGTCCTTTATAAAGTTCTTGTGCACACTCAATACAATATTTGCACCCAGGCACAGCGGCCCTGCGCTTCTCAGGAATAGGGTCTTCGCACTCTAAGCAGTGAGTGCTGGATGGGCCTAGGTTCTCGGCTCTACAATGCTCTGCGAGAGCAAGAGCGTTGAAATCTATTGCTCGATCTGCGTCATCTGCCATGGCGTACCGCCACGGAATCTGCCCGGCATGAGATATATGCAAGATTGATCTTGTCCGCCTCTACTGTGAGCCGTTGAAGTAGTCCAGTAAGGTCTGCTGAAAGAACCCCGCCGGCTTCGGCTCCGTTGTCTGGACGATTGCCGGGACCGGAGGCATCTGCACCGCTGGCGCCACCACCACCGCCCCCACGTCCTGCATGTGGGTCGCGCAGCCTGCCGTTGACAGCAAGATCACGAAGACGAGCAGAAAGGGTATCAACCGTTTTTTTGTTGCCTGCATCTTTTACCTCCTGGAGGTTCTTCAAATTCTGCAAGGCCCGTTCGGTCGCTACCCCCCTGGCAGTCTCCCGAGCCAGAACTGTGGCGGCGACTTTCTTCTGAGCATCGAGCTTCAAGTTATACGCTGCCGTCGCCTTGGCCTCTCCGATCCCTTGCTGGTGGCTGGCCCAAGCGAAATACCCGGCAATCAGCGCCCCAAACAGAAGAGCACCTGCACCCAGTTTAATGGCCCATAGTGGCATCTTGTAGCCCTCCCATACACTGCTTGTATTCTGCCTGCCGTCGATTGGATAGTCCAGGAATCTTCTTGCCGCCAGCTCGGTCCCACCGGAGGATTTCTGCACAGGCCCCAGGATAGTCAGAACCGTTGAGCTTCCGCACAAGGGTGGAACTACAAAAAGCGTTTCCCCCGATATTGTAGGAAAGTTGGACATAGGCATCGTATTCGTACTGGTGGAGCGGGACGGCGACGCATCGCTTTACTGCACCCTCAAACTTCTGCACGTCTTGGAGTGCCCGGCCAAGCGCCTGTGGGGGAGTAGTCTTGTCGCCCATCTTGACGCCCTGTGTTGAGCCGAAACCGATGGTCGGCACGTCACCAGGGATGGGGATAATGGCCTTGTCGCTGTACCCCTCGCTCATCACCAGGCCGACCAGGGCGGCGGCAGACAGGGACAGCGCGGCGATACTCCGGCGGTCAATCTTCATCGAGCATATCCTTTTGCACCAGCAGGCGGGCAAGCATCGCCCCGGTGATAACGAGGAAGGTTAATACCGCGAATACTCCACGGCGCAGGGTGTCACTGAACATCGGCAAGATAATTTCACAGGTGGACAACAGGCCTGCCACAGCCAGAAGACGGAAGGACCAGGCTTTTTTGGTAATTTTTTTCCACTCTTTGTGGAGATGCGGGAGATTCATGGTTTCACCCTTTAACTGCCTTCGTAAGTGTTGAGATTGCTAACCACAACGCCCCGGCCCCTATGACGATACCTCCAAGCCATTTTATTACTGTGACGAAGCCCTTCGTATTTCTAAACACTACCAGCAACTCTCGCATATCCGAAAGTGTTTTTTTGATTTCGCTGAGCTCTTGGAGTACCGCACGTTCGAGAACAAGATGCTCCTCAAGTTGTTTGCACGGCGGAGCATGATCATCTTCCCTGCGATCTTTAATGCGTCGATCTTCGTTCATTCTACACTTCCTCCAAAGTAATCGCATCCAGCGGGCAGCAGTCAACAGCCTTCTGTACGGCTTCTGTGTCTACTGCCGGATTCCCTTCGTTTATTAAGAGCACACCCCTCCATGCTTTGTCAAGTAGCTCCGGCAACCACGCCTCACAATTCCCGCACCTCACGCACAGCATTTCGTCGATGGTTAGTTTCAGCATTTGCCCCTCCTTGCACGAACCATAATGAGGTCTGCGCAGTACCAGAAAGGAGCAAGGCTTCTGCCAGCTCCTCCCTTGTCACTACTGCGTCTGAGTTGTCAGCCATGCGCCACGAAGTCGTAAACACCCCGAACTCTGACATTGCGAGAATCGTTCTTGTCATCCTGGTCTGGCTCGTCTCGTCGCCATCAAAGACTTTGCCGGTCCTGGTCGTTACTACGATCTCTCCTACGCGTTTCTCTCGAACGCACTTTTTTACCCTCGCAACAACCTCGGCGTTTATGGTCAAACCCCACGCTTGGCAGTAGGTAAGGTCGAACCCGGCAGGGATAGACGACTGTGGAACAAGCTGGGGGTACGCGGTATCTGACAGTACCAAGAATCCGCTGCAATCTGGGCGCTGTCCGATCAACACCACATCAGCCTTCGGTGTCGGAGCATCAGGCGTGCCGAACATCTCCTCGAACCGGTCAGCCTCCAATACATAGAGTTCCATCACTTCCTCCGATCAGTATGGTTTCCTTCGGGATCAGGCCGATCTCCTGCAATTTCCTAAACGTGGCTGGGCAGCTCATTGCATTTCTGATCTTGGCTGGCGATGGCCGTCCGTTGGCAATCAGCTCTGCCTGAATCTCTTTGGCGATGGTCAGCGTGTACTCGGCCTCAGCGTTGGCCTCGAACATCTGCTCATCTGAGTACCCTGGAACCCTGGTCGGTTCGGCTATGGAATACGCCTCTGCGAGCAGCCGCTCAAGCATAGCGATCTCTTCTCGGTTCAGCTCGAAGGCCTCCACCTGCGAAGGGATAAATGACTCAACCTCAGTGATCTCGGCCTCAAGCTCAAGGATCTCGTGTAACGGCGCCCCTGTGTTCATCAACCACTTGAGCTTCTCCACCTTGGCCCGGTTCTTCTTTATTGAAACCTCTTCAAGCACTGCGGCTCGGACGCGCCCTTCAAGGAATCCTTTGAGAGTTTTGATCTTCTCCCAAATGGTTTCTCCCTGAACGAGGTATCGGTAGTTGAACTCGGTGTTTAGTTTTGTTGCCATTCTGTCCTCGCTTTATGTTAATGAATACCCTGCGGCTGCCAGCCCTGCCCTGGCCGTACCAACCCCGGTCGTGTCGGTTGAAACTACTCCGGTGTTTGAGACTAGGTTGGTCATGGAGGCATACGCTGTGGTGGTTCCATATCCGAAAAGGGCCTTATCGCCTCCGTACCCTGCGGCTGCTAGTTCTCTCCTGGCCGTGCCGACTCCGGTTGTGTCTGCTGAAACGACTCCTAAGTTTGAGACTTTGTTGGTTATGGAGACTTCGGCTGTGGTGTAGCCGTACCCGAAAATGGCTTTATCTCCTCCGTACCCTGTGGCTGCTAAATTGAACCTGGCCGTGCCGACCCCGGTTGTGTCGGCGGCTACTACTCCTGTGTTCGAGACGAGGTTGGTAATGGATGTGCCTGTCGCACTCCCAGTAGTATCCCCATAACCAAAAAGCGCTTTATCCCCCACGTACCCTGCGGCTGCTGCCCCGGTCCTGGCCGTTCCTACCCCGGTTGTGTCGGTGGCTACTACGCCGGTGTTCGAAACAAGGTTGGTCATGGAGACAACTGCTGTGGTGTAGCCGTAGCCGAAAAGGGCCTTATCACCCCCGTACCCTGCGGCTGCTAGGGCATGCCTGGCCGTGCCGACTCCGGTTGTGTCGGTGGCGACTACTCCTGTGTTGGAGACGAGGTTGGTCATGGAGACGACGGCTCCGGTTGAGCCGTAGCCGAAAATGGCTTTGTCTCCTCCGTACCCTGCCGCTGCAATCTTGTACCTAGCTGTGCCCACTCCGGTTGTGTCGGTTGCGACTACTCCTATGTTGGAGACGAGGTTGGTCATGGAGACGACGGCTCCAGATGAGCCGTATCCAAAAAGGGCTTTCTGTGGCACATACAAAACTGGCGATAAAGTAATCCCCCAAGTCCAAAGCGCAGTCCCAGAGCAAAATACCCGCCACGACTCTCCAACCGCCAGTATGAACGTCGCACTACCGTTT